TTCCGATACTCTCACCGAACGCTTCCTGTATATGCAGAGCCATCCGGATTGCGTCCTCCCAAGCGTTTCCAAAGTTGATAATCCTCTGGTTTGCTTTCTGAACTAACCCGGATTCGGCCGTCTTCAATGCTTCTCCTGACGGAACTCCACCCATCACTTGAAACAAATGCTGGGGCGTCCGGCTTATACCAGCGATATGCTGGACTATCATCTCAATGGTACGTAACGGCCCATCTACACTTGCGGCCGCCCATTGCCCGACCTGACCCGATGTATCCATTTCCGTGTGGAACTCTGTTACCGAGCCGGGCATTATATCCATACGACTACTATTGTGGTCGATGTCCACCGTGTACCTCTGTGGAAAGGCGAGCGTATCCTCTATCATGGTTAAATCAATCAGGGATTTATTCAGTAAGTCCTGTAGCGGTATTACGTTAAGGATTTCGGACACTCCGAAGTCAGAGCTTAAAGGCTTGTTTCGGAAGTGAATGATTGGAACTCCGATAGGCTGGCCCTGACGATTAACCCAAGGCAACGGCCAAATCTCGTCATCTGAGTCCATATGCTGAGTCCATACACCGCCATGCGCCACATATTTTTCTACCCTATCTGGATAATAAAGGTTCATTCTTGTATAGGGTGCGCCACCTATTCGAGGTGTCTCCACCCACTTCTTGCTGGCCCATTCCAATTCGCAGGATACTTCACTATAGTGGGGGACTATCAACTCGGCTTTCTGGTGCGTCCATCTAGGCCGTCCATGTACTTCGTCCCAATCACATAGTAGGTAGCTATCACCGACCATCACGGCATCTGTATGAATTACAACCTGTGCATAGTCCATTCGGTTAGCGTCCCATAAAGACCAAGCCCACTCGGATATGTTTTCATTGGAACTGCTAATGCCGTTAATCCTCAGCCTTTCAGCTAATGCCTCTACGACTACATTGCAGAAATTATCACGGAACGCTATACGGGGAGGGAGGAATTTTTTCAATCTATCAGTAATGGCCGTATCGTGGTCTCCATAATAATATCGCCTAGCCATATCGTAATCTTCTCGCCGTGCGTCAATCTGGCCCTGTATCCAACGCATCAAGGACTCAGTAACCGGATTAGGCATAGCCTGCATAACATTCATTACCATAATTCACCTCCCCTACCTATCAGTATCCCAATACTTGGAGTCACTCATATCAAGGCCTATTGGATTATCTACTCGGCCGTTACGGCCAACTCCTATTAAATCATGTACTACAGGCCCAGATTTAGCGGTCACACCGTGCCGTATAGCTTGACGCAGACAGCCAACGAAAGCGTCAACTTGGTCATCGTGGGCTCCGTTAGGGAACATTCCCATTTCATCTACGAAATCACCCAGCCAATCAGCTTGGGTAGGAATATATACCCGGCCCGATTCTACCGTTCCGGTGACTGCGTTAGCCCTAGATACCTTGTCCGAGTCTACTTTAACAGGAATTACTGGCAAACTGGTTTCCTTTTTCAAGCTCTGGATTAATGATTGACCAGACGCCGCATCCTCTACGAATACACGGCTAGGCATATACTGTCTATATAGGACTTGAGCTACTCTAGTCAAGGTTGGATAGTCTACCCTGTCCCTCCATACATTCAAAACGTAATAGGAATCCCGGTCATAGCCCAGAGTTACACAGGCCGAGTAGTCATTATGCTGGCCTGTCTTATATGCGGTATCCCAGAATTGAAACACCTCTCCGATAGTATCAGGGACGCCATTGTAAGTGTTCCACCAGTTAAATTTAAATAGCCCGCCTTCACGTAATGTTGGCCGTTGCTGGAATAGGCAAGCCCAATCCTCTGGGCCGACCGCTTGACGGACTTTGGATAGTTCTGAGAGGTCATATCTTGACGGCCATAATGCCTCGCCTTCTTGGCGCAAATCGTCTGAAACTTCCGCTATAGCTGGTAACCTGATATGCTCCCAAGGTTCATCATGCTCACGCATTAATCGGCCTACAATATCATCATCATGCCATCTGGTCATTATTACGATAATGGAACCACCGGGTTCAAGACGGGTACGGGCTGTGCTTGTCCACCAATCATATAAATGGTCACGCTGAACCTGTGAATTGGCGTCTGCCCTGTTTTTTATCGGGTCATCTATTAACAATAAGTCAGCACCACGCCCTGTTAAAGGGCCTCCAAAGCCAACCGTAACCATCCCTCCGCCTTCTTGCAGTTCCCATCTGCCGGCCGAAGCTAAGTCCTCTGACAAATTCATATCAATACCGCAGGTGAGGATAGTATTTCTCGCTTTACGCCCCCATGATGTAGCGAAATCAGCGGCGTAACTGGCTAGGATAACCCGTTTATTCGGCCAGTTTGATAAGTACCATATAGGAGTCCAATGTGATAGCAGTTCGCTCTTACCATGCCTAGGTGGCATAGATATAATCAGGCGGACAGGCTTGGATGCTAACTCAGATACTTTGCGAGATATGATTGAGAGATGGGGATGGCGTTCCCACGCTCCCTCCGACCATCTCACCGCTGTTGCCGCTGGGGAGGCCCTCCATGCGTTCTGCAATAAGGTCAAGGGCAGTTCGGACGTCATCGTCATGCAGTATGTCCTCCATTCCTAAGTTACCACTGAATATAGCTGTCTGGCTAGCGTCAACCATATTGATTAAAGGCCTATTAGGTATCAGGCCGTTAATAGAATCAATGCGACCCATGATTTGTAGGACGTTTTTTAGGCCCTCTGAGGTCGCCTTACCGGACTGCCACCACGATAATAGTAGTTGTGTATACCGTTCCATCTGCAAAGCCCGTAGCTCGTCAGCCGCACCTACGCTTTGCTGTGCCAACTCCCCTAAGACTCTTTTAATATCACGGTGAACTAATCCACGGGAAACTCCTAGTTGCTCTGCTATAACTCTCTCAGAGGCTCCAGCAACTTTAAGCTGGATGGTCTGGTAACGTCGCATCTCTGCATTAACTTGCTTGCTATTCTCTTTTGCCAAAACCACCCCACTACTATTTGCCATCTATATTAACCGATTTGAGTTTAAAATCAAAATAGCCCCGATAGGTTGCAGTTATCGGGGCTATTAGAGGAGGAGAAAGGGGGGGTGGGAAATCCCCCCCCGGTTTTTATCTGAAATCAGGGAAAAACATTTGCGGTATCTCAGGTGAACTATTCACCATCTCGATTAATTCGCTCTGTACGAAACTTGTGGACAGGTATCCTTCGAAGTCTCTGCGGTCGTACTTCTCAGCAAGGTACTGGTTTGCTGGATGGCTAGGTGTGTAAAAAATCTTTTTTGCTATCTCTAGGTAAGTCATTAGGTCCTCCTTTATTTAACTTGGTATACCTATCCTATCATGTATGTCAAACAATGTCAACAACTAATCCTAGTCCAATAAAAAAGGCGGGATTGCTCCCGCCTTCGTGGTCTCAGTAACTTGGTTAGGATTTGTTGAGAAGGGAGAAAAAATCATTGAGGTCTACCATCTCGTAGCTTGCTACTACTTTGTGCATTCCGGTATTGTAATTGACTTTAATAAACTGGATATTGTAGGTGTCGGTTTTAGTATCGAGGTGAATTACTGATACATTGATTTTGCGGTTGTTGGATAGTCGTAGTTGGACTCCTTCTCGTCCGGTCTCAAGATTTATTGTGGATACTGCACTCTTGATTTCTTCAATGTGGGTGCAATTCTGAGCTACGATATTCAACTGGTCTAGTATTGTCTGGGCTACGCTGGTGTAAGACTTTCTTGTGGCTTCGGTGTACATCATTTTTGATACTCCTTAAACTTGATTAAGGTTATCCTAACATACTTGTCAAACAATGTCAACAACCAATTTTAAATCCACCAACTTACCTTTCTACAGGGCCCTCTACCCACTCGCCATCTATCTTCTTTTGGTATACCATGCCGTAGTTGTCGTAATCATCAAAGGTTACGTCCTCCCTTAGACGCAGAGGCGTTTCTTTAAACGGCCTGTAGTCTACGTGGTGATGCCACCTATTGAACTTCCATGCGAGTCTGGACACATCTGGGTGGAGCTTTACCTGCATTACGGATTTATTATAGGTGCCTTCCTTGGCGTAAAACGCTTCAGTATTACCGCCCTTCATGGTTTGAGTAAGTTGCTTATCCTGTAAAAAGGCATTAAACGAAATAGTGCACCACTTATCCTTTAACATTCTCAATGATAAGTCAGTGTCCTCGTTGTAACGGCCTCTCCATCTATATGGCGTGTCATTCCGTATCAGGTTACAAGAGTATATACGGGTATTTTTTACGAATGGCGGCCGTATTCCTTTAGCGAACCCAGTATAGTTAGGGCCACCCATACCAACATTCTCATACCGCTGGCAAAAATCCTCCATGCACTTAAAGATGGTGGCGTCTGACACCGCCACCCTCAAACTATTATGCAGACGGCGAAATCTCCTAATGTTATCGTCCATCACCCAATGCCAATCTGCACCGTTAGCGATAGAATGGTCCCATGCGAAGTTACGAGCCGCACCCGGTCCCTTACTCTTGGTATCTCCAAGGCGGTCGCACGTGTCGTAATCTCGTTGGTATGACTTGTCTAGGATTAACAGCGTAGCTGAGGAGTCCACTGAGCTTTCGTATGAGGCGTATTCCTCTTCCTCTACGACTATGTAGTGGGGACAGCCCATCTGGTGCAAGGCCTTGCTGGTGAGGCGAGATTCCCACCGACCCTTTGAAACTATATATATCGGCGAACTAGGATTCATCTGCGCTAATAAACTGTTTAACGCCATCCATCGGCGTCTTAGCTTTAGCTGGATACCAAGTAAACTTGGCCGTATCATTTATATCTTGGCCGATAGTCTTGCAGAAAGCGTCAAAATCTTCCTGACATTCAAAATGCACTACAAATCGCTTCCAAGAAAGCAAGCCGTCAGACTCATACTCGGGCATACCTCCCCATTCTCCAAAAGGATTATCAGGGTCTTCGCCCCATGCTTCCATCAGCGAAGACGGCATAACTTTTATTTCATCATTCGCTAAAGCTTCCAGCATGGCGTTTATTCGTTCATCATCAAAGCGAGTGTCATCTAGTAGCTGGTAGAGGTTCTCATTGTCACGGCTAGCCATAGCGGCTAAAGGGTCAAGGGTTAAGAGGATTTTATCGGCCTCATCTTCAGTAACGTCCAATACCAGCACCGGAACTAACTGGTCCTTTAACTCATCTATGCGTAAATGTCCGTCAATTAATTGCAATCCTTCCGAGGTTTCTCGGGCAATTACAGCGTCAGCTATACCTATCTCACTCAATACCCCTTTAAGGGCATTTCGCTGTCCGGGCGGATGGGTGCGCCAGTTGCGTGGATTAGGGATTAAATCAGAACCTAATACCCTGTCCAAGCGAAGTATCCTATCCTTAATATCCATAACACTCCTACATTGGCTGGCCTAGGCGGCGTCATATATTCATCAATCCCAAGGAGCGGGCTTTCTGCCTTCGGCCAGCCTTGCAGGTATTTAACCAAAAAATTAAAAAATAAGCAAATACCTTGCTTACTTCCTATACGCTTACACGGAATCCGACGTTACTTTGACGGTCTTACCAGTACCTATGCGTATTTCCTTAGTACGTAATCGGGCTTGCGGATTGTAGAGTTTTTTCCAATGTTGAGTCTTTTTTAATTCGCCGTCTTTCTTGAATACTGTTAAGCCGTGCGGGAATCTTTTAGCGATATATAACAAACACTGCGCCTCTATGTCATCATTAACAGGAGCCCAAATAACACGCTTCTCCTGCATGGACTTATTGTATAATGACGTATTCCACCAGACCCATTCGTTAGCCTGTCTTGTGTTGATACCTCTTGATAGGCATTCAAATAAAAATAAGATATCTTCGGCTATCCTGATTTCGGTAAGCTCCATGCTATCAATAACCTTCGATAGCATACGACCGTCAATAAACGGAATCCCGAAAACGCCTTGTGTATCAGAATAACGAGACTTTGCCGGAGGTCTAGTAGGGAAAGCACATCCGGCTACTCCGATATCATCCTCGTCTAGCCACTTATCAAAATCCTCAAACGCCTCTAAGATATCTTGGCTTGTAGCAGTACGGATGCTTTTCTCCATATTGGACACACCTGTCCAATACTTGGCATTCCTTCTCTTTAGGAGTACATCGTCATCTGCCATGCAATACTTAATCGCTCCGGCGTGTTTATGGATAAACAGCCTAGTTTGGGATAACTGAGTCCATGAACCAACAAACTCCTCCGGGATTTCCAAGTAATCGCAGTCATAGTTATAAAGGTGCCGTTCTCCCGGCTCCACTACCATTATTACTCGTTTTTGCAGTTCCGGAGGGAGGCCGTTATAAGTTATCTGATTATCTGGTCTGCGTACTGTTGGAATATATATGCGTTCAATCATTTAAGTTTAAACTCAAACCCGGATGGCCTCAATACTGTATTAGGATAGTACATAGTTAGGCCTGCCTCTACATCCTTCTGGTAGAGGGCGTCCATAACGTCGCTCCTAAAAGATTCTAATGGATACGTTCCATTAACCAATCCTGTCAGTATCTCAATGGCCTCTTTATCCGTCTGGATATAATACTCCATATCGTGGAATTCTACACCGTCACAACCGTTAGCCATATCATTCTCCTTTAAATTAATCTTTGAATACATTCCGAACGCTCTCCTCTCCTTGCTTATTAAATGTCTTTCCAATATTCGGCACGCATAGGATTCCAGTGTCTTTCAGTGAATACAACGCCGCCTTAAACCAAGCATTGTTAGCCGCATGCTCTGCTTCAGTTAATCCAGTATAGTATAGCTCGCTCCACGTACCATTACAGCCGTTAGCCATATTATTCTCCCTTAATCCTGATTTTCCCTTAGCAACCTGTAATAGATATTAGATTCTGGTATTTTTTTAAATCCATCTCCGAAAATAACTTCGGATACCCACATCTTATCTTGATGTATACCGTGCTTGCCTGCCAGTTGGTCATTCACTGATTGATGGGCTAGGAGCAACAATTTAAGAATCTTGGTTTCAGCAGATGGATGGTTCTTGTTGGCGATTATTTTACCCAAGAAACGCTTAATATCCATCGCTAATCTGGATTTATTATCTGGATTGAACCAAGCATCCAATACTGCGTCATTATGAAATTCCCTTGAAGCTTGTGTTAGTACAGCGTAGGTTTTAATATCTTGGAAATAGGTAGGTTTCTTTTGGCTAGGTTCAAACACGTACTTGGTCTTATCCAGCCACTCTACGGTAGTATTGAAATGGCTAACCCATTTATGGAACATCGGAACGATATTTGTGCCATCCAATTTAATCCTCAGTATACTGCACAATCGTTTTAGCAAAGATATTTGCCAGTCCTCAAAATCCTGTCCTTGCTCCTCAAGAATATCTTGAACCCTTCTTGGCTTAGGAAATGGCAATTTCTGGTTTATATCTGGGTCAATACCGAAGACTACTAACACCGTAATTGTTTGATTGTCCTTTAGAGTTGCTAAAGCCGAGTGGATTCTATTTTGTCCATCTAATAGATATCCATCCCATCCAAATTTAATAGCTTCTCCGGACTCCATAAATGTATTCTTTTTAATGCTAGCTATTAGTTGGTTCAAGTGAGTCTGCCGGATAAGTCTATTCTTGCCGTTGTGAGCGTCTTTTATATGCTCTAAGGCTGGGACTCCTAATTCGTAATATCCGCTATCCCTGTAAGCATTAATTGTCCACGGATTAAATTTCCCAACTCCGTTCTTTGACTGGATTCTATGCCTAGTGAACGGACAACTAATCTCCAAGCAGTTCGTTCTGCTCCTTAAATCCCCTCTTTTACCTGATGCCATCATCATTCTCCTTTTGATTCGAGTTAGTGCTGGATTCAACCTTAATACTCTTAGGCCTCAGAACTTGGCCGTCATTCTTGATTACTCGATTCTGGTGGCTTCTTTCCTTGATGCCTTCCCATTCTTCAGACGGTATCGGTCGCTGTATCACGTACCAAGTTTTTGCTTTTGAACCACCAGCTTCTTCCAAGTAGGGCAATAGCCATTCGGCGTTGTGCTTTTTGAAGAATTTGTCAGCCCTAATTACTTCCGACTGCGGCAAGTCAACGGTTATCTCCCATTGGGCCTTATCTATTATTAGCGTGGCTCCACTAAGTCGTGCTGTTGATTTCATCATCTTGGGTATGCTATCGCCTAGTGGTTCCTTGAATAACCAGACTACATCTGGCCCGTAGTGTTCGATTTCGTGGTGTAGGTTACTTTCCGTGGTCTTGATAACTTGGGATTCCCTTATCTCATCTATGTGGTTTGAAGGTGTGTAGTGGTAAAATATCATGCAATTCTCCTTTTTTTTGAAGTGTCGCCGGGGCTTATGCCCCGACGTAGTGGTAGTAGCCCTTAGAGGCAATCCTCTTAACGAGCCCATCCAAGAAGTTCACTACTTCGCTTCCCCCGTGGTAGAAGTTTACGGCGTACTCAACCTC